ATTAAATGTTCTCAAAAGTAGAAATCAGCAATAATCTAAAAGACAACGTTAAGGTTATTGCTGATTCAATTGTCAAGAATATTAAGAACGAAACTTTAATTGAGGTCTCTAATAATAGAGCAATCTTGCTTAGTGAAGAAGATTGTTTAAGAGCTATCTCAAAAATGAGTGTCGACAATTCAAAAAGAATTCTCTGGGAAATGATTTCAAGGGAAGCTTATAAATGTGAACAGGCTTCTCCTTTTTCATCGTTTCTTTTTTTGTGTGAATTAGCTGAAAAAGAAATTGAGAAAAAAGTTTCCAAAAAAATGACAGCAGAAGCCCTAAGCGAAATATGCAGAGATTTGTTAGGCGAAAATTTAGGAAAAGCTTTCTTTGATGCGATCAGTATTTCTGGTCCAAATGCAATTATTCAAGTTGAAGAAACAAGTGGTCAAACTTTCATAAAAATGAATGATTGTATCGAAATTGCAGCTTCTATTCCAGGAGAATTTGGAGAAAAAATTGAGCTTAGAGATGTAAATTTCTTTACATTTGATGGAGTAATTGAAAAGGTAGCTGACATCAATCGATTGCTTGAAGATTTATCACAAAAAGATGAAGCAGGAATTCTTTTAGCAAGAGGTTTTGGATATGAAGTAGTTTCTACCCTCCTTTACAATTGGAGAACAAAAAAACTAAAAGTCATTCCAGCATCAATTTCTGGAGACTTGTTGGACAACTTTTTGTTTATTGATATTCCAAATATTTTAGGGGGAAATAGAATAGGAGTGGATGACGTATGGAAAGAAAGAGCAGGTTGCATTGATCAAATCGAGATAGAAAAAGGAAAGATCATCATTAACGATGCAAAATTGTCGCGCTCATCAAATGCGATTTCTAAAAAAATAATTGATGATAGTCCGCAAGATCCTTCATCAAAAGAATGGGCCTCGATGAGAGCTAGAAGAATTTCTTCAAGAAAAATCGTCATTTCTTTAGGTAGAGAGTTTGGAGGTCTTAAAGGTCTAGTAAAGGATAGAATTCAACTTCTAGTGAGGTTTATTCTTTTTTCTAGAAAACACGGAATATCGATTGTAAATCTCATGGGAAAGGATATAATTATTCCGTCTCACTCATTATGTGAGGCAAAAAAGTCAGCAAATTCATTTGTGGAAATCATAAATAATACAAAGGTAACAGTGTCTTATGACAAGTAAGCAATGGTTAAACTCAAAAGGAAAACCAGTTTCTTTTGAAGAAATTATGAAAGATGTAGAAAAAGAAAACGCCCAAATCCATGTTGGATCGGATTCCCATCTTATCGGTGGAAAATGGCTTTTTGCAACAGCTTTATGCGTATATGTGCCTGGTAATGGTGGTACTTTCTATTATAAACGAGAAAAATTTCTTCGAGATGAGTTCAAGACCCTCTATGATAGAATTATGAAAGAGACAACCCTTTCAATTCTAGCTGCTGAGGAGGTCAAGGAGATCGCTTTCACTGATTACGAAAATGCCAGTGTTGAAATTGTTATTCATGCTGACGTTGCTATCTGTGACACAGAATCAGCGAAATATCACGCAATTGTGAAAGGTTTTGTTTCTTCAATGGGATATGACATTCTTACAAAACCAAACGCCTGGGCGTCTTCCTCAGTTGCAGATAAAGTGTCTAGATAAAAATTAGATCATTTTACAAATACCTCCTGTTGCTAAACAATACTTAGTAACAGGAGGTATTTTTATGAGTGAAAGAAAGTTTGGTACGACATATTTTGAAGTCCTTAATGCAATCAAGGATTCTATTGACAATGAAATTTCCTTTAAGGGAAAGCAATTAGATTTGCCTGATGAACAGATCAGATTACTTGTAACTGTAGCCTCTAATGTAGTTGACAATATTGGAGGATCAGCGTTTAGAACGCTTTATAAAAGTGCTGAATGATGGAACAGAGGCAAGAAAAGAAGAAATTAAAAGGTCAAAAACACCTGGTTCAATGCAGATGTTTTTTGCCTCATTTAAAAAATTTGGAAAATCCACCTTTACATTCATTCGTAGTTTTTTCAATAATCGATGAAAATGAAAATGTTATTGAAAAAAACGCTCAATGCAATAATTGTGGCGTTATTCATCGGGTATATGATCTTTGTAAATCAGAGATCTTATCAAAGGAAAAAGTTAGCTCGATTCTTACAGAAAAAGATATAGCCTTGATGATTCCGAGTTCTATTACAGAATTGCTTTTAAATTATTCATGTGATCTTTCTACATGGGAACAAGCACACTTCATTATTTCAAATGAAATGTGGGGAGATTCCATTGTCATTGCAAAGGAATATAGTGATGGCGTCTGCAATGGAAAAAGATTGATAATTAACGGAAATCAACAAATGAAAATTGAATCATTTAGCTTCGTAGAAGCCTTGGAGACAAAATGAAAGAACAAGAAAAAAAAGAATTCTCTATTGAAGATGCAAAATGGGCTAAAAAAACTTTGGAATGTAGAAGGATTGTCTCTATAATTAATGAATACGGGGTTGATGAATTTAAACGTGCAAAGATAATTGAATTATTGGCTTTTGAACTAGAAAATAGAGATGAATCGTTGGTGATTATAGAAGAATCAAGAAAAGTATTGGAAAAAACACAAAAACCAGACAAGAAGATCATAGTTACATAATTAAAGATAAACGAGGGTGTCAATGAAAAAAAGCTACAAATTAGGACCTAGAAATGGAGGAATTCCGCAAGGGTTCGTCACTTTAGAAGAGAAAAAAAATGCCGAGATTGTAGAGCATGTTTTTGAAGAACAAAGTGAAGAGCAAACCCTTCCGGAAACCCTTCTTCAGGTCCAAGAAGAAACTTCAAATAACACTGCAAATAAGCCTCAGCAAGAAAAAGAGGAACTAGAAGATAGTAAGCCAAAGATTTCCAAGTCTAGGGCTGATGCTGTTCTCACAAGAGTTCCATCATCTAAAACTTCAAATGTGACTAAAAGAAAGTCACAAAATCAATGATTAGGCAAGTTTGTCAATTTCATGATTGAATCTTAGTTTTTCAGCTAAGTTTTTTTCAATTTGACAAATTCTCATTCTGGTTAATCCAAAAAGATCACCAATTTCTTGCAAGGTATGAGAACTTTTGTCTGCAGCTAAAATAGCACAATTAAGGTCCTGTTCGGAATCAAACCAATTTCGACAGGACCTTTTTTCGCATGTGATGTTTCTACATTTGTGTTCAGAAAAGCAAGTTGTATTTTCTACCACCTTTGACATTAGAGCTCCTTAGTTATTGTGTAAATCATAATGTAAAAAAATCACGTTTTCAAAATAAAGGAGAAAAAGTGAAAAATAGAAAACTCTTCATCGTAGACACTAGCGTACTTCTTTACGATTCAAAATCAATTCTTTCGTTTTCTGGCAACGATGTCGTAATTCCAATGATTGTTTTGGAAGAATTGGATAGATTCAAAGACAAGCAAAATGAAGTAGGTCACAATGCAAGAGAGGTTAATAGATTTTTGGATGAACTAAGAAGTGTCGGTCATCTAAATGACTGGGTTCGAATTCCCGAGACTGACATAAAGATCAAGGTCGTGAGATCTTCAAATGACCTTGCAAGTAGCAATCTTCCTCATGAATTAAGAAATGGAACCGGTGACAACAAGATTCTCGATACTGCAATTAATCTTAGAGCTGTGTATCACAACGTTTATGAAAAAATTGTTGTTATAACGAAAGACATAAACTTGAGAATTAAATGCGACTCTTTAGGGGTTCTCGCAGAAGATTACTACTCAGATCTTCCTGACTCGGTGAGGGACGGTTCACCAGTTTATTCTGGAATAACCCAGGTGATATTCGAAAGTGAGGCCATTGATACCTATTACAAAGACGGTGATATTCCTCTAGCCTATCTTCCTGTTCATCAGAGACATACTCTACTGAATAACCAGTTGGTTGTTGGTACCAGTCACGATGGAAAATCAATGCTAGGTATTGTCAAAGGACATAAAATCATCAAATTAAGAAACGATCTCGATAAAACCCTTAAAATAGAAGGAAAGTCAAAAGAGCAAAAGGGTGCCATTCATCTACTCTGTGACAGGGAAGTTCCTTTAGTATCATTGACAGGGTTGGCTGGATCTGGCAAAACATTTTTGTCTTTAGTCGCTGCGATGTCGATGTCATACTTTGATAAAAGATATAGCAGAATTGTGATCACAAGATCGTTAGAACCTGTGGGGCGAGATATTGGTTTCTTGCCAGGAACGTTGGAAGAAAAAATGAATCCTTGGCTAGCCCCGTTTATCGACAACTTTAGAAATGCATTTTCTGACTTGACACTTTTTGAAATGATGAAGAAAAAAGGACAAATCGAAGTAAGCCCAATTTCTCATATTCGAGGACGATCGTTTAAAGATAGCATCGTCGTTGTCGATGAATGCCAAAACTTAACAATTCATGAACTAAAGACAATTATCACTAGAGCCGGAGAAAATGTTAAGTTAATCTTGCTTGGTGATACTGACCAGATCGATACTCCATACCTGAACAAATACAACAACGGACTGTCACTGGTAATAGAAAAACTTAAAGGTCAAAAGTTGTTTGGTCATATTCATTTGGACAAGGGTGAAAGAAGTGATTTAGCTACTATGGGAAGTAAACTTCTCTAAAAGTGAAAAAGTTCTTTTACAAAAGTCTGAAGTATCATAAAATTAAAACAATATAACAATTGGTTACAAGTTTGTTTTATTCACTTCGTTCATAAAACCATTCTAAACTACCTTATAGAAACTAAGAACTGAGCGTAGAGATTAATTTAACAAGATCTTTACGCTCAGTAATTTTAATTTAATTAGAGGTGCTGATGAATCAGATCATATTTGTTAGTGACTTTTTCTCTGAGGATCTTGTTGGTGGAGCTGAACTAACAACAGATGCGCTTATTGAAAGTTCACCCTTTAAGGTCTCCAAATTTAGATCCAAAGACCTAACTGTGGAAGACTTAGTAAAAAATCAATCGGCTCATTGGATTTTTGGAAATTGGACTCAAATCAATTTTCAATTGATTCCTCTAATCATAGCAAATTTGAACTACTCTATTCTTGAGTATGATTATAAGTTCTGCAATTATAGGTCTCCTGATAAACATCGAGTTGCTGAGAACACTGAATGCAATTGTGATCAAACCGATTGGGGGAAATTTGTTGCTGCTTTCTTTCTAGGCGCCAAGACAATTTGGTGGATGTCTGAAAAACAACAAGAAATCTACTTCGACAGGTTTCCTGATCTTCAAAAGATGAATCGAAGCTCTGTACTTTCCTCAGTCTTCTCAGAATCGTTCTGGATTCAAGTTCAGAACTTAACACAAAATCCAAAAGAAAGAAATGGCTGGGCTGTTCTATCATCTTCTTCATGGATCAAAGGAACTGAAGATGCATTAAAGTGGTGTGAAGACAATGGCAAAAAGGTCAATTTAATTGAAAATCTTTCACCCGAGAAAACTTTAGAACTTTTATCACGTTCTGAGGGTTTAGTCTACCTTCCAAAAGGTGGAGACACTTGTCCTAGAATTGTAATTGAAGCTAAGTTACTCGGGTGTGAACTTCATCTAAATGACAATGTTCAACACAAAGACGAAGAGTGGTTTAATCAAAATGATGATTTCACAACACAAGCCTATCTTTATGCCGCTAGAGAGTTCTTTTGGAATGGAATTAAGGAAGCCATTGAATGGCAACCAACAATTAGCGGATACACAACAGTAAGAAATTGTATCGAGATGGAATATCCCTGGGAAGATACAATCAATTCTATGTTGGGTTTCTGTGATGAGGTCGTTGTTTTAGATGGAGGATCAACCGATGGAACTTGGGAACGACTTCAGAAATTAGCTTCAGAAAATTCGAAGATCGTTGCTCATCAAATTGTCAGAGATTGGAACTCGAAAAGATTTGCCATTTTTGATGGACAACAAAAAGCCGAAGCCAGAAAACTTTGTACAAAAGAATTTTGCTGGCAAATGGACTCAGATGAAATCTTGCCTGAGAGCGACTGGAATAAGGTCAGATCGATCTGCAAAAATCTCAGCCCTGTCGTTGATTTAGTTTCTTTGCCGGTAGTTGAATATTGGGGTTCAAAAGAAAAGGTAAGAATGGACGTCACTCCTTGGAAATGGAGATTGTCTAGAAATCGCCCATACATTACCCATGGACTTCCAAAACAATTTCGACGTTATGATGAAAACGGTGAAATGTATGCTGCTCAAGGTTCCGACGGATGTAATTACATTCATTCAGAAACGTTAGAGGAAATTCCATTCGTTGGATTTTATACCCAGGATGCCCACAATGTAAGAATTGCTGCCCTTCAAGGAAATACAGAAGCACTTCAATCATACGAAAATTGGTTTAATCAGGTCGTAGAAAATATTCCTTCGGTAAGACATTTCTCTTGGTATGACCTTGAAAGAAAAATCAAGACTTATAAAAACTATTGGCAAAAACATTGGGAAAGCCTGTACAACATTAAACAAGAAGATACAGCAGAGAACAACATGTTTTTTGATAAGCCTTGGGCAGAAGTATCCGACGAGGAGATAAAGGCCATGGCCAAAGATCTTGCAGAAAAAACAGGCGGGCATGTTTTTCATTCTAAAATCGACTGGAATAAGCCGACACCTTCATTAAAGATTGATTAGTAGGTGCTTATGAAACTGGTTACGATTGATTATGGATGTGGAACAAGTTCTTCAATACTAGATTACGGAATAAAAGATGTAGTCCTTGTTTCTGAAGATGACTATGAACACGTCTTTGACGTTGAAGATGATTTGTTTTTTATTGGTCATGACTTTCTTTTGTTTCTGTGGGACACTCAAGAAAAGGTTGATAGATGGAAATCATTTCAACATCAAAAAATCGTTTGGTGTTTTGAACGAATAGATGCCATCGTTCCTATGTGGCAACAAAAAAGTCATTACAGCATATCGATGATAAAAAAGTTCGCAGATAAAATATATGCTTGCGACGAAGACGATTGTGACAAGTACGGCTATGAATGGTTTCCTCAGTGGGCTAGCTGTAAGTTTTTTAACCAAAGAGATAATCCGATCACTAATAATAAAATTTTGTTTAGTGGCCAGGCAGGAAAGCCAGAATACGCGTATCGAAACCAATTCGTCAACCAGGTTCTACAAGATCCAGATCTATCTAATTTTTTAAAATTGTCTAATACTTCTAGAACTCTTGGCTGGCAAGAATACGTTGATAATCTACTAAGTTATTCCGCTGTTCTGAATCCTGTTGGAATTCTAAAGGGTTTTAATACTCGGGCTTATGAAGTGCTGTACTCCGGTAGGTTGCTTTTGCAGCACACTTATGGTGATTATAAAAGGCATTTTGAACTTATTCAAGAATGTCCAAACGTAATACATTTTTCAAATATCGATACCTTAAAAAATAAACTTTCAAACGCGGACCTAAGCCTTAAAGACGCATCAGGTTTTTTTCAAAAAAATAATCTTTTTGCTAGGTTTGAAAACAAAGGGATTAAAATATCATGAACTTAACAAGAGACCAGTTGACTAACAACTGGCATGAACTTTGCAGAAAAATACCACTGGTGTGTGGTTTAAAGACTCTAAACGCAGAGCTTACTATATACGCTTGTCTACAGCAAGCTTACAAAATATTTGATCACGTAGTTATAACTGATGACGGATCAGACGATGCAACAATGGAAATGATTCAAAAGTGTATTAAAGATTTTGATATAAGGAACGTCTCTATTTTTAATGTCTCCGATTATGATCCGTGGCCAGATCAAGTCATTGAAAAAAAAGAAGGTGATCATCATATACCTAGAAAAGCTGGAAAGACCCACGCCAAGGCCCAGTGGAAGAACTTTGCTGCTGTTAAACAAATCGCACAGAACTGCATATACGTTTCTTTAGAAGATGACGTCATCATATTCGACAATATAAGACAGAGAATATATGATAGAATTTCTAAGTGGGAAGATCCTTTTACGGACTGTGAATTCTTTAATGTTTCATCTATCGTTGATGACAATCACGTTTTAAGAGCTATCTATCAAGGCAAACCTTTGCCCGGAATTAACCAAAGAGAATTATATGACAATGCCGGCGATTGGACATTGGCTGCAATATGGACTGGATCTGATCTAAAGATCGGTCCTGATCCTGTATATGCTTTTGGTGGATGCATCTATCCATGGCTACCAAAAAATCAAATAGGTAAAAAAGGTCAAGACAACACTATGCCGTTTGGATTCCATCTTCTAAATTACCGAACAACCAAAGAAGGGTTTACGTATGAGCTTGGGGATCCTGGCTTAACAAAAATATCGGACTTGGGCCAAACAGGAGAAGGCGTAGATTTTGATTTAATGCAAAGAGTTTGGTTTCCAAAAAAGATTGTTATTGAAAAAACTGAAGAGAATTATGTTCAAAGACTTGTGGAGTCAAAATGAAAATATCCGTATGTTCTGTAGCAACCACAAAGTCCTTAAAGGAATTTTTACTTTTAAAATATTCGTTTGAGCAATACCATGAAGCAGAGTGGTTTGTTGCTACTGATGACTATGCTGCAAAAGCGCTTGAGAAATATGATAATATCAACGTAATAAATAAAATTGAAACTGATGACTGCAGTCACGGGGTTAACGACCCTGTAAAGAACAGGCTTTTTTTAGAACTTATTATGACAAAGTTCGATGCTTTAGAGGCTGCCATAAATAAAAATGGCTATGGCCTTTTCTTAGACTCGGATATATTTTTTACCAATCCACTAGAAAACCGGTTTTTAAAGTTACTGGTTGACACGGGCATTGATGCTATACTTAGCCCTCACATGACAAACAATCTAGGTCTTGAAACGCAGGTTGGTCATTACAATGTGGGATTTTTTGCAGTTAGAAACAAAAGATATTTAGAGCAACACAGGGCTATGTCTTGGAATAGCAAAGAGTTGGGAATGTATTATGAACAGCAACCATTGCAATTTACATCTTATGAATACTTGACTGTCAATTCTCCTATTTACTATAACATAGGCTGGTGGAGATTCAATGAGAAACATAATGTCGGAAGACTCCAGTATTTAGGAGTAGAAAACGATCAGTTGACATTTATGGGAAAACCAGCAGTTTGTTTTCATGTACATACCATGAAATCGTTAGACTACAACAATCAAGGAAAGTTTTTGGTAGACAGGGTGTTTAAACTAATGTCACAAACCAACAACGAAAAATACGGTCAACTGTTTACCTACGTCGAGGAGCTTTTAAATGAAACAGTCTGAAATAAATGAACTGTTTTCTGAATTTAGGATCGCTAGAGAAGATGCGACATATCCTCCGTATCACCAAGGTCAATATTTGGAAGAGTATTTTGTTTCAAATTACCTAAGCAGTTTCCAAAACACGGAAAGCAAAAGACTTTTCTTGCCCATACACTGGACAGCAGTTTTTAATTATCGGTCCTCTGAGGGTTTGCAACCAGGTTCTGATAACCACGACCTAAGAACAAAACTTTTTCAGACAATTGCTAAGCTGCCACAGCACCTAAGCTACTTTACTGTTTCGACCCATGACGATGCCCCTATGGGAAACTTTCCTCCTGATACAAGACACTTTTTTGCAGGTGGCAATTCTCCTATTGGAACAGACCCAATACCACTTATTTGCTCTGAGCTTAAATACGACATGGATCCACAGAAACTTATATTCTGTAGTTTCGTAGGATCTGCAACTAACCCCATTAGAAATAATTTGCTCAGCTACTTTCATAACAAAGAAGGTTATCTGATTAATGCCTTCCATTGGCGTCCTGACGTCACGCAGGATCAACAGAGTTTGTTCCTAAACTGTACATCCAGTTCTAGATTTGCCTTTTGTCCAAGAGGTTATGGGGCAACCAGTTATAGACTTTATGAGGCTATGCAGCTAGGTGCGATTCCCGTTTATTACAGCGACAAACATCTTCTTCCGTGGTCTGATGAAATTGACTGGAAAGAATTTTGTGTAGTTGTTAGTAATCAAACCAAGCTTGGAGATTTGGATTTTTATTTAAAGAACATGACAGAAACCGATGTAAGGAAAATGCAGAAAAAGATTAAAGACGTCTACGACCTGTACTTTACCATTCCTTCAGTATATAATCAAATAATGAAGAGGCTAAAATGAAAACCGTTCTTTTATGTTTTGCAGCCTATTCTGGTGATAAGAAAATATTTTTCGACAAGTATACAGAACCCAGGTTTAAAAAGTATGCTGATTATCATGGATGGGAAACAAAAATAGTCAAAGACTATTCCGAGTACGAACTCACTAGGCAGCATCCGACCTGGATGTCTTGGTGCATCATCAATAAAATGTTAGAGGATGGTGAACTAACAGATGGAGACAATGTAATGAGCATTGACGCAGACATTTGTGTCTTTGATATTACTAAGCCATTTATTACTTCAAAGTCTTTTGGCTATGCTGTAGATTCCTGCAACACACATTGTATGGGAGCTTATACTATTAAGGTAAATGAATGGTCTAGAAACATGATAAAAAACATGTTAGATCCTGACATGTATCTTAGACTTAAGGATACCCCGATATGGAAGATGTGGAACGATCAGGCAGCGTGGTATACTATAGCAGGAATCAAAAGACACAGCTGGGTACCGTTCACAGAACTAGATAACAATGGTTGGCATTCAAATCCAAACCCTGACATAAGATACTCTATCTCTGATTTAGAAGAACATGTTGAACTTATGCCTGTAGAGTGGAATGTCACACACGTAGCTGGTGAAGGATTTAACGAATACTTTATTAACCCATCCCATCGCAAAGACACTGTTTTTAGACACTTTGCTGGCGGTCCTGCTTGGGACGAGAAATACTTTTTGGAGTCAGAATGAAAATAGCTTTTACAGATTTTTGGTGGAAGTTTGAAAACGATTCAAACTTTTTTATAGATTCAATAAGAGAAATAAGGGAAGGCGTTGAGGTTGTAGATAAGTCAAAGGCGGATCTTTTAGTGTATTCCTGCTTTGGCTCTGATCATAAAACGGTTGATAGTGATTCTACCAAGAAATTATATTTTACTGGAGAAAACACAAGACCTAATTTTGAAGAGTGCGACACAAGCCTTACTTTTGACTTTGATGACCATGGTGGAAAAAATGAGAGACTGCCGCTATGGATGCTCCAGTATGATTGGTATAACTCAGGTGGCTACGTTAATCCAAAGTTTCTAATGCCTGTAGAGTGGATTAAAAAGTCACCCTTATGGGAAGTGCCAAAAAATAATTTTTGTGTTGCTATTTTTAATCGTGATCACATAGGAAACCGTGTAGAATTCTTGCAAAAAATCGCTTCATATAAAAAATCACACGGATTCGGAGAGCCGTTTAAAAATTGGTTTTACGGCGAAGACCAAAAACTAAACATATTGTCACAATTTAGATTTACAATGTGTTTTGAAAATACTTTGCAAGACGGCTATCATACCGAAAAATTAGTGCATGCAAAAGCTGCCGGTTGTATTCCTATTTATTGGGCAAATGATAGGGTTGCAGATGATTTTAATCCTAATGCTTTCATTAACCTTCATGACTATGAATCAGTGGATGAAATGATTGATGTCGTTAAAAAGATAGACAGTGATCCAAAATTACAGAAGAATATTTTAGACTCTGACCTTTTTGCAGTTGAGCCATCAAAACAACAGATACTCTCGAAGTTTGAGTCTTGTTTAAGGATCATGAATCTATGAAGTCTGTATTAGTTATCGGCTCTGGTATTCATGGTTTAACCGTTTCTTATTTTCTAGCAAAATCAGGAATAAATGTAACCATAGTGGATGCAAAGAAAGAAATACTTGCTGGAACTAGTGCTGCGACCCACAATAGAGTAAATATGGGTTATCATTACCCTAGATCGCCAGAAACGGCTTTAGAATGTTTGATGGGTTACGAATATTTAAAAGAAAATTACAGTAGTTTATTAAAGTTTCCAAAAGAATGTTATTACTTCATAGACTCAAACGATTCAAAAGTTACGGCAGATGAATACCAGAATTTTTGTGATCATGTTGGTTTAAAATACGAACTAAAAATGCCTACTGATGGAATCATTAACAAAGAGATGGTTCGAGGTAGCTTTAGGGTGCATGAACCTTGTTACGATGTAGACATGTTTAGAGAGTATTTTAAGCAAAAAATTTTAGAGCACAACATATTGACTGTGTTGGGCTTTACCATAAGAGAAGCCAGAGTTCATAATCGAAAGGTTTTTCTAGAATCAGAACATAGGCAAACGTTTACCGGCAACTTTGACGGCATTGTAAACTGTACTTATGCTGCAACCAATAATATACAATCCATATTTGGTACCGAAGAGCCCTTTAAAAACTACAGTTTTCAAAAAACAGAAGTTGCTGTAGTTAGTTGCCAGTACAGAATACCGCCAGTGACTGTAATGGATGGTCCTTTTTGTACAGTGCTACCTTATGCATCCTGTGAAAACCAATACCTGTTATACGATGTTGAACACTCTATAAACAAAGTTGAAGTAGGTCAAATAATGCCCAGTGAGATGTACACTCCAGGCGTCTCAAAATACCCTCTTATGTTGAACAAGGCATCTAAGTATTATCCATTTATGCAAGATGCCGTTTACGAAAAGTCTCTTTGGGCGACTAGACCAATTCCTTTACTAGACAAAACAGATAATAGGACTACCAATGTTGTAAAGCATGAAAATCATAAATGCTTTTATTCTGTTCTTGAAGGTAAGTTTGTGTCTGCTCCAATGTTAGGGGAAAAAATAGCAAACCAGGTTATGGAGAATTTATGAATAGTGCCTTGATAGGATCGACCGGTTTTATTGGTGGAAACCTAAAAAAACAATTAACCTTTTCGGGCTTATATAATAGCAAAAATATCGACGAGATATCTGGAAACCAATGGGATCACATCGTGTGTGCGGGTTTACCTGGAGTAAAATGGTATGCGAATAAATTTCCTGAAGAGGACTTAAAAAAAATAGATTTATTAAAAAACAATCTATCTAAAACGGTATCTAAAAGGTTTACACTTATTTCGACCATCGATGTTTATTCAGATCCTCACGAGGTTGATGAAGATAGGGAGCCAGATAACAATACTCCGTATGGCAAGAATAGACTTGAGTTTGAAAATTTTGTTCTAGAGAAATTTCAGGATGTTAGAATACTTCGCTTGCCAATAGTTTTTGGTCCTGGATTTAAAAAAAATTATCTGTATGATATGATAAACAAAAACAACCTAGATAGAATCTGCATTGACTCTGTTGTACAGTTTTACTATGTTTTAGATTTAATAGATGACATAGAATCTAGCTGGTCTTCAAATCCAGTAGTTAAAAATATGGCTACCGAGCCTCTTTTCATAGAAAACATTGTAAACATATTTTTTCCTGAGTTGAAAAATATGTTTATAGGAAAAAATGCTTTCACAACAAACATGAAAACAAAGTATTCCGATACCGGCTACTTATATTCGTCTTCTGACATGATTGATAAAATAGGAACTTTCTTAGATGAAACTTTCGATATCTAATATAGCCTGGTTAACAAAAACTGATAGAAGTGTAGCGGAGACACTTTCATTGTTATCAATAAAACACATTGACGTAACTCCATTTCTTTCTGTTGATACTTTAGACCAGGATCCATCTGATTTTTTGCTGTTTTGGAAAAAATATGGTGTTACTCCTTTGGGAATGCAGTCTTTGTTTTTTGGTCGACCTGAAAAGATATTTAGAAACCGCACTAGTCTCACTAAAGCAGTTGAATACTTTAGCAAGGTCGTATCTTTGGCTGATAAGTTAGGTGTTAGTTCAATGGTTTTTGGATCTCCAAAACAAAGAATGATAGAAGAAAATTTTGTAGAACCAGGTCTAGTACTGGGTTTTTTCACAGATTTGGCTGATCTGTGTTGCCATCACGATATAGTTCTTTGTCTAGAACCTAACGCTAAATGTTACGGTACCAATTTTTTAAATACAACTTACGAAACGGTAGACTTTATAAAGAAGATCGATCACAACTTTGTTAAACTAAACTTTGACACTGGCACAATTTTATCAAATGGGCTCAATCCTATAGACGTCTTTGAAAATGTATCTGATCATGTAGGGCATATTCACATATCCGCACAACAACTCAAACCTGTACATGAAGGACTATTTGATCACGAAAGCTTTAAAACTAGCCTTGTTTGTGCTGGGTATGATAAAGGTATCGCCATTGAAATGTTGACCAGCGAAAATAACAGAAAAAAAGAGATCAGGCGTGCATTAGATACTATTTTAATTTATGGTGAAAAATGAGATTTGCAATAATCAAACAAGGCGGACTATGCGCCGGCGGAATCGAAAAGTATTTGCAGCACATAGCAAAGATTCTAATCGATGAGGGTCATTCCGTGACCTACTTTTATACCGATGCAGTTACTTGCGGCCCCAACAATTGGATGCATCCAGGTACAGATCCAGAAAGAAAAAAGTACATGGAAGACATCGGAGCAAAATTGATAGAAGTATCTTGTTCGCACATCGTGGCACTAGAACAAGGCGGAGAATGGCTGGATACTGACTTTTGGCAGCTGTTCAAAGAAGAAGATTACGATGTAGTTATTGGCGGCCACAAGGGTGAGCCATGCTGGCCTTTCTCTGAAATGAAAAATGTAGGAATAGTTGAAACGGTTCATGGCACATCTTTCACTTCGGGCGTTTCTCAGTATGCAGATGCTTACATATTAATCAGCGAAATACAAAACGAGAAGTGGTTCAAGCTAGGAGGCCTTCCAGATAAGAGCCACAATGTTTATCCCGCTGTCGGTATACCTGAATTTAAAAAGCCTCCTAGAGCAAAATTTGGAATTCCTGATAACAAGTTTGTCTTTGGCATGCATCAATCAAATCGAGCCGGCCTATGGTCACCCATTCCTTTGGCTGCTTACAAGGCTATTGAGAATGACAATACTTGTTTTGTGCTTTTGGGTGGAGAAGACAGGTATGTAGATCAAGCCAATAGTTTAGGAATAAAAAACTTTGTTAGAGTACCTTTTGCAAGTACATCAGAAGGTGTACATGAAGTGCTTTCTTGTTTTGATGTATATACACACGGAAGATCAGATGGTGAGGTTTGCTCGTCTGCGATTGTAGAAGCCATGTATCATGGTCTGCCTATAGTAACCCATAGATCGAATGTTAATAATGGCCATCTTTTTCAAATAAATGGCTGTGGTTTTTTGGGCGATTCTGTTGAACAATATGCTAAAATCATGTATGATTTACTAAACAGCAAAGAGCTTTATACTGATTCGTCAGAAAAAACAAAGGCTGCCTATTCTGAAAAATTTGACTTTAGAAGAATAGAGAACGAAACTTTGGAGATCTTAAAAAATGCAGCTAAAAGTAGATAAGGTATTCTGTTTACACCACACTCCATTGATTGCTAGGCATAGTAGACTAACTGAATTCTTTAAAAAGACAAACCTAGAAGTCGATTGGGTAACTGGCTATCTTCCTGAAACCATAACAATTAATGAGTGTCATCAGATTATGAATCAGATGATTACTAAAAAAATAATTGAATTACCTAATACATCTATGGCGGATAATATTGATTTTGCCAAGATGAAGTCTAAGAACTTGGTCTCTTTATATAAGAAACAGATGTTCTGTATTCAAGAGCAGGTCAAAAATAATTATCAATACATATTGATTCTTGAAGATGATGTCGATACGACTGACCCGATGTTTAATGAAGTATATCTAAATTCGTGTATCGATGAGTTTAAGAATGCTGACGGAGATTTATTGTTTGTTGGCACGTGTTGCGATCTTCATTCTAGAAATAGATCTACCTATTCACATATTAGGCCAGAGCAAACGTCTAGATGTGCGCACATGTATATAGTTAAACTAGGCGCAGCTAAGACACTGCTCCAGCATTTACCAAATATTTCAGATGCTTATGATTGGAAATTAAATGAAATTATCAAAAACGAAAGTCTAAAAGTCTGGTGGGTTGAGCCCGGAATTGAACAATATGGTTATGCAAGCAGCTTAGTAGGTGAAGTCACTGGAAAAGAAAAAAACATGGAGAAAAAATGAATATTGATTCTTATTTGAAAGAAACTGTAGAGGTTGCAAACAGATTGTCGAGAGATGATTTGCAAAATCTTTTGCTTGGTTTAAGTACTTTAAGATCTAACAATGGCAGATTATTTATTATTGGAGTTGGCGGCTCGGCAGCAAATGCTTCTCACGCTGTAAATGATTTTAGAAAAATAGCAAAAATAGATGCTTACACTCCCCTTGACAACGTGTCTGAGTTGACTGCAAGAATTAATGATGATGGCTGGGATTCTTGTATTACTGACACCTTGCGTGTTTCTAATTTTGGAACAAACGACGCTATTTTGACTTTATCTGTTGGTGGAGGTTCAGAAAAAACTAGCCTTAATCTAGTTAGAGCAATGCAATATGCAAAGAATGTTGGCGGAAAAGTATTTGGAATCGTATCTAGAGATGGCGGTATGACTGCTAAGCTAGCTGATGCCTGCGTTGTTATTCCTGCAGTAAACAGTGAAACTATTACTCCGCATGCCGAAGAGTTTCAGGCAGTAGTCTGGCACATGCTTGTTACTTTGTTGAGGTTAAAATGAAAATAAAACTATATTGCGACGGCGCAGATTTAGAAGACATCACTAGACTAAGTAATGATGACTCTATACAAGGCTTTACAACTAATCCCACTTTAATGAAAAAAGCAGGCGTGCAAGACTATTATGAATTTGCTAAGCAAGCGGTTTCTATAGTTAGCCCAAAACCTATCTCTTTAGAGGTGTTTAGTGATGAACTAGAAGAAATGTACGTTCAGGCTACAAAACTTTCTCTTCTTGGAGACAATGTCTACGTGAAAATCCCAGTGACAAACACAAAAGGTGTATCTACCTCTCCAATTATTCAGAGGCTTTCATCAGAAGGCGTTAAGTTAAATGTAACGGCTATTTTTACCTTGGAACAGGTTAAAGATGTTTGTCTGTCACTAAATGTTGGTACACCTGCAGTAATATCTGTTTTTGCTGGACGAGTAGCCGATACCGGTATAGACCCTATTCCGCACATGATAAATTGTAAAAAAATAGTAGGTGCTTTTGAAGGATTCGAATTGCTGTGGGCATCGCCAAGAGAGGTCTTAAATGTTTATCAGGCCGAAGAGTGCGGCTGTGAAATCATAACTGCAACTCCTGACATTCTTTCGAAATTAAAATTGGCTGGGAAGCCCTTAGAACAATTTTCTCTAGAGACCGTGCAGATGTTTTATAATGACGCAAATGCCGCTGGCTACACATTATGATTATAGCAAGATCCCCTTTTAGAATTACCTTAGGTGGCGGTGGTACCGATATGCCTAAATTCTATTCTAAACATGGGGCTTTTTTTATTTCTGCCGCAATAGACAAATATATTTACGTTGGTCTTAAGAAAAACATTTTAGATACCAACATAAGATGTCAATATCTAGCAACTGAAGTTGTTGACGATGTAGAGAAGCTTAAACACGACAGAGCTCGCGAATGCTTAAAGCACTTTAACGCAAAAAACGGCTACGAGATAACTTCTATCGCAGACTTACCTTCCGGCTCAGGACTAGGATCTTCTGGCAGTTATATTGTGGCTTTACTAAAGTGTTTACATACTATGCACGATACAGTGTGGAGCGATGCATCGTTGGCAGAACTTGCTTTTAAAATTGAACACGACGTTTTAGGGGAGCCTGTCGGAAAACAAGATCAATATATTGCTTCTTTCGGTGGAGTCCAAGCATTTTCTATTGACGAAGATGGCCTAGTAAAAAATCAGACTTTAGATCTTCCGGATAAAGATGTATTTTATAAAAACTGCAGAATGTATTTCACAAATACTACTAGAAACGCTTCAAAGATTTTAGCTCTTCAACATTCAAATCCCCCATCTATAGAAGAGGCAATGCTCCAGATAAAAGAAATAGGGTGCATGTCCCAGGATGCTTTGCTATCAGGAGACTACGACGGCTGGGGAACTTTGTTACACAAACATTGGGAGGTTAAAAAGTCGGTTTCAACTAAGATGCATGTTTCAAATGTGGAATCTTTGTACCAGGAAATGCATTCGAAAAAAGAGGTACTTGGAGGAAAAATTATCGGCGGCGGTGGCGGCGGTTTTATGATGTTGTACATTCCGGAAAATCACTCTAAAATAGATACAAAAATGGAGTCTGCCGGGTTCAAAAGAGTTCCTTTTAAATTTGACTATGATGGCTGTAAAATAATAGAGGGATAAATGAAATATTGTTTTGATCTAGACGGCACCCTATGTTCTAATACTTGGGGAGACTACAAGAATGCAAAACCTTTCGATGACTGCATTAGTCAAGTAAATAAACTCTACGATGAAGGACATACGATCAAAATATTTACAGCTAGAGGTATGTCTTCTGGGACAGACTGGACCAATTTAACAAAAGAGCAATTGACTAATTGGGGACTTAAATTTCATGAGTTGATTATGAACAAAAAACCCTCGGCTGATATCATTATTGATGACATTGCAATCAACGCAGTAGAATGGCGTAACGAAATAAACAAAAGTTATGAGTCTGGAATTATATGTGGAGCTTTTGATATAATACATCCAGGATATATTGAAATGTTTAAGGACGCCAAGTCTGTTTGTAAAAAATTAATTGTAGCACTTCAAGATAATCCAAGAATAGACAGACCAGAGAAAGACCCGCCGGTACAGTCTTTTGAAGATAGAAAAAAGATTATTGAATCGATTAAATATGTTGATTCTGTTGTTGAGTATAACACAGAAGCGGAGCTTTATGAAATACTAAAGACCGACATATACGATGTAAGAATATTGGGTATCGATTACATCGATAAAGACTATAATGGAAAAGATTTAAATCGTAAGGTTCATTGGCATGACCGATCACACAATCATAGTGCGTCAGACCTTAAACGTAGAATTGCAAAAAGTGTATATGATCGTAAGTAACACGCATAAATTTATTTATTTTTTCTCTATTGGAAATACTGCAACCAGGTCTTTACAATTGTCGTTGTGTCATTATCACGACAATGACCTTTTTACAATCTTGGATACCGATGATTGGTGCAAAGATAATGAGAAAATATTCGATAAATTTTATAAGCCATAGTCCGAAGTAACCAAGAAGGGAGGCCATGCTGTTTCTCGAGAGATTACACCTACAGCTGCTTTAAAATTGTTCAGGGAACAAGGGCGAGAAAACTTGTTTTGGGAATATTCAAAAGTTGTAACTGTAAGAAACCCATATTCTTTATTGCTCGGCGCTTGTTGGAAAAATTACGGAAAAACTCCAAGAACTCATCGTATATTTGAAAAAACTATGAAAGATTTTGAATGCCGTGAAAGATACCATGGTATAGACGAGCATGATTTAACACGCGGCCAGTGTGGTGTATGGTTAATAAACGATGACTATGTTATCGACCATCATATACGTTTCGAACAGCTTGAAAGGGATATAAAAAAGTTTTGCAAAACCACTGGCTCTGCTTTGTTAGACTTAGCTAATGAAAGAAGCGACTATGTTAATAGAGTAACGAAAAAAATTACGATCCTAACACTATTGTCCAAGGCGCAGAAAATTATAATAACGACTATTATACCTAACACATTCCTGTTGCTATAATACATGAGATAAACAAATACTTTAAAGAGGATTTTAAAAGATATGGATACACCAAACTTAGTTGATGAAAAAGTAGAAGAAATTTATCAACGCCTAAAAAATGAATCAAAAATTGTAGCTAACCCTTATGATTATCACTGGACCATCCATACGGAAACTTGCCGACATGTCTCTTTAGAGGGCCTTTGGTTAGAATTCGGAGTATACCGCGGACGATCTATTTGCAATTTTGCTAGGTTAACTAGTTCAACTATTTATGGGTTTGATTCGTTTGAAGGACTGCCAGAAAAATGGAATGACGAAAATCCGCTAGGTGTCTTTAGCCTTGCCGGTGTTGTTCCTGCTGGCGCCATTGCTGGATCTAACGATGATAATCCAGGCATGTACTCAACTGAGACAAATAGGATAACTCAGCCATGGCCTAAAAACGTAAAGCTTATAAAAGGCTGGTTTGATGATTCCTTACCTGTTTTTCTAAAAGAGTATACAGATCAGGTTGCTTTTCTGCATGTGGATTCTGATATCTATTCTTCCTGTAAAACAATCTTGACTTTACTAGAAAAACAGATTGTTCCCGGAACTGTCATACTTTTCGATGAAATATGTAACTATGCAGAATTCAGAGAACATGAGATTAAGGCTTTTGCTGAATTTCTGATTAAGACAGGCTATGATTATAAGCCGTTGGTTCATCAGGATTTAGACTACGGTCAAGGATCATTTTTGATAATGGAGAAACAATGAATAAAGGAAAAACAAGAAAGCAAGGATCCCGTCTAAATATACTTCAACAAGAAGATTTTACCGAGATTCAAGAAGGCCACCTCGGTGGTTGTGCATTAGAAGGTGACGGGGCTACATATTATCCTGACATGTGGGATTTCATGATTGATAGTCTGTGCATTGAATCTATGATCGATCTTGGCTGTGGAGCAGGAATGGCTGCTGATTATTTTAAGTCTTGTGGTGTTAGTGTACTTGGAATCGAAGGTACACGAGGAGCAATCGATAACGGTCTACTCTCAGAAGAAGATGGTGAGGTAGTACAACACGACTACGAAGTCGAGCCTTATTTGTTAACTGATAAAAAAGATTTTGCTTGGACCTGCGAATTTGTAGAGCACGTATCTGATGCTGGATCTCATAATTTTATGCGAACCTTACAGTCTTGTAGAATAGTAGCAATGACTTTTGCTCCTCCTGGTCAAGGGGGTTACAACCATGTGAATGAACAACCTGCAGAGTATTGGATACAGAGATTTCAGCAATACGGTTTCAAATTAATGAACGACTACACTTTTTTATGCAGAAAAATCGCAGAGTCAGACTGGAAAAACCACACTCCATTCTACATGTCGCATTTTATAAAAAGCGGACTAGTCTTTGAAAATAAAAATTTTTAGGAGTTTGAAATGAAAGCGTTGGTAACAGGAGGCTGCGGTTTTATAGGTAGTCACTTAGTTGACGAATTAGTAAATTTGGGCTATGAAGTGATTGTCATAGATAACGAAAGTTCAGAAGCCAACGAAGTGTTTTATAAAAACGATTCGGCAACATATTATAAAAAAGACATAGCAGACTACGAGGCAATCTCAGGTCTTTTTAATGGCGTCGATTATGTTTTTCATTTGGCCGCAGAATCTAGAATCGGTCCGTGTATTGAAAATCCTGCACTAGCCTGTAAAACAAATGTAATGGGTACCTGCAACATTTTGCAAGCTAGCCGTGTTAATAATGTTAAGAGGGTTGTCTATTCTTCTACAAGCGCTTGCTATGGTTTATCAGAAGTAATACCGATGCACGAAGATCTTCCTTTGGATAACCTAAATCCATATTCTACATCTAAACTGGCCGGTGAAGATCTGTGCAACATGTATACAAAACTGTATGGTCTTGAAACTGTTAGCCTTAGATACTTTAATGTTTTCGGAGAAAGAATGCCTGAAACAGGTCAATATGCACCGGTTATCGCAATATTCCAAAGGCAGATCAGGGAAGGCCATAATATGACAATTGTGGGTGACGGACTTCAAAATAGAGACTTTGTTTATGTAAAGGATGTTGTCAATGCCAATTTACTGTCTGTGACATGTAAACCAGAATTCTGTGGTACAGCATATAACGTTGGCACAGGTGACAATATTAGTGTTTTAGATATTGCAAAGTTGCTCGGTAAACCATACAAACATATACCGCCTCGAGCAGGAGAAGCTAGAAACACAAAAGCTGATATAACAAAAATCAGTAAGATGGGATGGTCTCCTACGATTTCTGTGCAGGAATGGCTTTTAAAGTGAAAATATTATTGACAGGCGGAACAGGAATGGTTGGGTCAGCCTTTAAAAAGGTTGAAACCAAACATACATTAGTTCATGTAGGTTCTCGACAATATGATCTAACATCGGCTGATGATACCCGGGACATGTTTGAGAATGAGCGCCCTGATGCTGTCATTCACCTAGCTGCAAAAGTTGGTGGAGTAAAAGGTAACACTGATTACATTGCTGATTTTTTCTTTGATAACATAAAAATAAACGCTAATGTCTTACAGGCTGCCTGCGATTTTAAGGTTCCAAAAGTAGTTTCGTTATTGTCGACGTGTATATACCCTGATAATCCAACATATCCTTTGACGGAAAATCAAATTCATAATGGTGAGCCTCATAAAAGTAACTTCGGATACGCCTATGCAAAAAGAATGCTAGATGTGCAGTCACGTGCAATCAGACAACAATATGGAATGAAGTACGTAACCGTTGTTCCAAATAACATATATGGCATCAATGATAATTTTGATTTAGAGAATGGACATATTGTCCCAGCAATCATTAGAAAAATACATGAAGCCAAACTCAATAATTCAAGACCGGTTTTTTGGGGCACAGGAAAGGCTTTGCGGGAATTCACGTATTCTGTTGATATAGCAAGACTGTTGTTGTGGGCTGTAGATAACTACGAATCATCATCCCCTCTAAATATAGGCAATCCAGATGAAGTTAGTATACGTGACCTAGTTTCCACGGTTCAGAGAATTATGAACTGTAAAGCCAATGTTTTGTGGGATGATAAAATGCCAGAAGGTCAAATGAAAAAACCTAGCAGCAATAAAAATTTTCGACAACTTAATCCAACATTCGAGTATTCTAGTTTGAGGTTTGGTCTAGAAGAAACTATAGCTTGGTTTTTAAAGGAGTATCCAAATGTCAGAGGGGTTTAAAGTACTGGTCACTGGAGCAGCTGGATTACTAGGAAGCCATTTTTCGGAGTACTTGGTAAAACAAGGCCATTCTGTTTTTGGTATTGATAATTTATCTGGTGGATACATGGAAAACGTGCATTCGAATGTTAATTTTTTCGAGATAGATTTGATAGATAGGGTAGCGGTAGAAAAAATTATGGAATCTCATAAATTTGATTATGTTTTTCATTTTGCTGCGTATGCTGCCGTTGGTTTAAGCCCGTTTATAAGAAATTTTAATTACCAAAACAATGTCCTGACCTCCGTTAATCTAATAAATGGAGCAATTAAAAACAATGTAAAGAAATTTGTGTTTGCTAGTTCAATGGATGTTTACGGAGAACAAACTCCGCCTTTTATAGAGTCAATGAGGCCATATCCGCAAGATCCTTATGGAATCGCAAAGTTTTCAATTGAGATGGACTTAGAAAACGCTTATAGACAGTTTGGCCTCAACTATACTATTATTAGGCCACACAACGTCATTGGTCCGCGTCAGAACATTTGGGACAGATACAGGAATGTTGCTGGTATATGGATACGAAAAGCTTTGTCAAACGAGCCTCTGACCATATATGGTGATGGAGAACAAAGGAGAGCGTTCAGCGATGTAAAGTATTACATGAAGCCTTTCGCAGAGCTTATGCACAATAAAGACACTGATCAGCAAATCATCAATATTGGTGCAGATCACCATGTGTCAATCAATCAGTTGGCTGACGTTGTAGCTGATATTACAGAAAAGAAAACCGGCAGACGTCCAAAGAAAGTGTATCTCGAGCCTCGCGATGAAGTTGCTATGATGTGGTGCAATCATGATAAAGCAAAGAAATTACTTTGTTTTGAAGATAATACTGATCTACATACATTAATTGAAGAAACCTGGGATTGGGCTGTACAAATAAGGCCGAAAGAGGTAAAATATATGGAGTATGAAATAGATAAAGGAATCTATTCCTACTGGGAGAAAAAATGAACATAGGTATTATAGGCCAAGGGTTTGTAGGATCAGCTATTAGAGAAGGTCTTAAAAATTTTTATAACATTAAAGCTTACGATTTAGACTCTACCAAATGTTTTAATCTGGTAGATAATAAATCTGTTGACGAGGTCATTTGGCACAGCGACATTATCTTTGTTTGTGTTCCGACGCCGATGCGACCTGACGGTTCTTGTGATACGCGTATTCTAAAGTCTGCTTTGAATAGTGCTTACGAGAGCTTGAAAAAACAAAATCCTAGTCCGAAGCATTCTGATTTTCTTAATTCACAAAAACACAAAAAGACTTTTGTGATAAAGTCAACAGTGCCTCCCGGCACTACGGACGTTTTAGCTGAAAATTATCCTAGAATCAATCTTTGTTTTAGCCCAGAGTTTTTAACTGAGGCAAATTCTTTTGATGACTTTAAAAATCAGTCTAGGATTCTTATTGGAGGCGATGGCGCTCGAGATGTCAAGCAGATGCTTAGAAAAGCATTTCCTAGGATTCCTATTGTTATAACCAAATCTTCTACTGCTGAAATGGTAAAGTACTTTACGAACTGTTTCCTTGCCACAAAGGTTACTTTTGCTAATCAGATGTTTCAAATTTGTTTAGACAACAACATTGATTATGATAAAGTCTGCGAATATGCTTTGCATGATCCTAGAATAGGAAAGAGCCACTTAGCAGTTCCTGGGCCCGATGGAGATTTAGGTTTTGGTGGCCACTGTTTTCCAAAAGATTTAGCTGCAATGATTGCTTTTGGCTCTGAAAATGAAGGAGATACGGATTTTCTTAAAGCCGTGCAGGACTACAATGATAAGTGTCGAAAGTTTAGAGACTGGGAAGTGATGAAAGGAAGGGCGGTATCAGATGACTAAGAAAAAAACAGCTTTAATCACCGGTGTAACTGGCCAAGACGGATCTTATCTTTTAGATCTACTTTTAAAAAAGGGATATAAGGTAATTGGAATCAAACGAAGAACAAGCACGATATCGACTGATAGAATTGATCACAATTACAATCATCCAAATTTCAAAATGTACTATGGGTCAATGCACGATAGCTCGTGGATGTATCATATTCTAACGAAGTATAAGCCTGACGAGATCTATAATCTAGCAGCTCAAAGCCACGTCAGGGTTAGTTTTGATTGCCCTGTAGAAACTACTGATATTGTTGCAACCGGTACGTTAAGACTTTTAGAAGCAATGAGACACTGTTGTCCAGACTCAAGATTTTATCAGGCTTCTTCTTCTGAAATGTTTGGTGATAACCCTGTTGCTCCACAAAATGAACAAACGGCTTTAATGCCTGCTAGTCCTTATGCCTGCGCTAAAGTATATGCACATAACCTTATGAGAAATTATAGAGAAAGCTATGGTCTGTTTGCTTGCTCTGGTATCTTGTTTAACCATGAATCTCCTAGACGAGGAGAAACATTCGTCACAAGGAAAGTGACATTAGCGGCCGCAAGAATCAAATTAGGTCTTCAGAATGAGATTCGACTTGGAAATCTAGAAGCAAAAAGAGATTGGGGATATGCCGGTGATTATGTGAATGCTATGTGGTTAATGACCCAGCATCACACACCTGACGACTACGTTGTCGCTACAGGTGAAACTCATAGTGTAAGAGATTTGTTGGAAACTGCATTTGGATATGCTGGATTAGATCCCTACAAATATTTGCAAATTGATGAAAGGCTAAAGAGACCTCATGAAGTTCCTCTTTTGTTGGGAGATTCATCGAAAGCAAGGAAAGTTTTAGGTTGGGAGCCGAAAGTTAATTTCACACAACTTGTGAAAATGTGCTATCAATCTGATTTTGCTCTTGCAATTCAGGAGGTAAGTAAGAAAAAAAATGAATCTTGAAAACAAAGGTAAGGTTGGGGTGATAGCAGGATCTTTTGATTTAATTCATCCTGGCTATATTAGAATGTTCAAGGAAGCCAAAGAAAATGCATGTGATTGGCTTATTGTTCTTCTTCAAAATGATCCAACTGTTGATCGTCCTTCTAAGTGCAAACCAGTTCAATCATGGGACGAAAGAAAAGAAGTTCTGGAATCCATCAGATACATTGACGATGTTTGGTATTACAATACTGAAGAATCACTTTATAGATTATTAGACAATAACAAACATTCAATTCATGTGAGAATTCTTGGCAATGACTATGTCGACAAAAAATTTACAGGTGATGATTTAGGAATTCCTGTATATTTCTGCGAAAGAAATCATGATTATTCTTTAACTGACCTAAAACACAAAATTTTTCTTTCACTTCAAAAGAGATCCGTTTAATGAATGAACAATTTCCGACAGGAAAAAACACCGTATCCTATTCCGAGGTTTCTACCTGGGCTTCTTGTGCATATCGTCACAAACTTGCTTTTATCGACAAGATTGTAATTGAACAAAATTGGATTCATGCTAGGTATGGAACTGCTCTTCACAAAGGGATTGAGAACTATCTAAAAAACAAATCATTGGATTTAGATGCTTTTTCCCTTGAACTCAAAGATATATGGGAAAAAGAAAACTATCCTGATTATGAGACATGGAACTCATGGGGAATAACATGCTTAACTGCACTTCCAGAATGGATGAATAGTCAATTTCCTGATTGGGAATTTATTGGAGTTGAACTTAGAATTGAAGAAAATATTCCTAAGGAAGATCAAATAAAATTCAAAGGTTTCGTAGATTGTATTATTAGAATTCCTCTTAATAAAGAAAAAACTAGATGGAAAACTTGGATTATCGACTGGAAAACCGCAGGTCCCAGAGGTTGGGATCGACAAAAAAGATCTGATGAACTTGTTCTTTCACAACTCTATCTGTACAAAAGTTATTTTATGCAAATATTTGGAGGCGAGTCTCGAGAAATCGGAACTGCATTCATTTTAATGAAAAAGGGTTCTAAAAAAGAAAAGTGCATTGATTTTATTCCTGTTTCTTCAGGTCCCAAATCAATGGAAAAAGCAAACAAAATGGTTATTAACATGATCACCTCCGTTAGAAAAGAAAAGTTCTTTAAAAATAAGTATGGCTGCAAATGGTGCCCTTACTTTGACACTTCTCATTGCTCTAGGTGATTTTACTTTTTTCAAAAAACGCTAAATATACAAATACGAGGAGATTTTTATGAAAAAGAAAAAAGTTCTTGTATTATCTGATCATGCACTTAGCGTTTCTGGCGTAGGAAATCAAACACGTCACCTGATAAATGGACTTTTAAAGACAGGTGAATATACATTTCGTCAATTTGGCGCCGCCATTAAGCATGGAAACTACGATTCTGTAGTTGTAAATGAAGATTTCATTATCAAGCCAATTGATGGGTTTGGTGATCGAAATCTTATTCGTGTTGCATTAGCCACAGAAAAGCCTGACATTCTTCTTATTTTCACTGATCCAAGATTTTTTACGTGGTTATTTGAAATGGAGGACGAAGTTCATCAGGTTTGTCCAATTGCTTGGTGGCATGTTTGGGACAATTATCCCATTCCTGATTTTAATGACCCTTATTATCAGGCAACTGATTTGATTAATTGCCATTCTTATCTTACCTATGAGATGCTAAAAAACAAGTTCCCAGACAAGGTCAATTTTATTCCTCACGCTCTTCCTCCTGATACATTTTATCCTCTACCAGATTACTTGAAAAAGATGCACAAATCTAAACTTTTAGGTGCTAACAAAGAAGACCATTTTGTTGGATTATGGATTAATAGAAACGCTAAAAGAAAAAGACCTTCCGATTTGATAGCTTCATGGAAACTTTTTTTGAATGATCTTCAAGAAAAACATGGCCATCAAAAGGCAACATTGATTATGCATACTAATCCCAGAGACCCTGAAGGGCCGAACTTAATTGAAGTTGCCAAACATTTTGGAATTGAAAATAATGTTCTTTTTTCTTCGCAGCAATTAGATTATGAAAAAATGAACATACTTCACAATATTAGCGATTTCAACGTAAATATTTCTTATGCTGAGGGTTTTGGTCTTTCAACACTTGAATCCATGTCTGTTGGAAATCCAATCATTGCCTTAAAAACAGGTGGCCTTACAAGACAGGTGGTCGATCATAGAGATGGAAGTGAGAATGGTGTTGCTCTTCCTGTAGAAATGAAATCTTTAGTAGGAAGTCAGTCGGTTCCATACATTTATGAAGATTATGTTTCTGTTGAGACAATTTCCAAAGCTTTTCTAAAACTTTATGAAATGGGTCACTTAGAAAGAAGAAAAATAGGTGCAAAAGCATTGTCTTACGTTCGTTCTGAATTTTCATATCAAAAAACAATTGACGATTGGCACAAAACATTATGCCAACTTCATGAAAACTGGAAACCAAATAATGGTGGATGGAGGATTGATAAACTATGAAAAATATCATTCTAAGGGGGCCGCTTCTTTCTAAAAGTGGATATGGGACCCACTCTAGACAAGTTTTTGAATGGTTATCTGAAACCGAAAACAGCATTCGATGCGAAGTTACTCCTTGGGGAATTACTTCTTGGCATGTAAATCCAGCAGGATTAAATGGTTTAGTGGAAAAAATCATGAACGCTACAGGAAAAGAGATGAAAAATCCTGATATCTCTTTTCAGATTCAACTCCCACATGAATGGGACACTAAATTAGCTCCAATCAATGTAGGAATAACTGCTGGAGTTGAAACTGATCGTGTTTCAAAGGAATGGGTGGAAGCAGTTGAAAAAATGAATCTAGTAATTGTTCCATCTGAGTTCTCCAAAAAAGCCTTTTTAAATTCAGGTGTTTCCGAAGGCAAAATTATCGTTATACCGGAATCGTATTCGCCATATTTGGAAAATGAATATAAAATTCCCGACCTTTCTCAAATTGAAACCGACTTTAACTTTCTTCTTTTTGGACAAATTACCTCAAAGTCAGCAGAAGCCGATAGAAAAAACCTGTTCTATTCAGTTAAGTGGTTTTGTGAAGAATTCAAAGACAACCCAGACGTAGGCTTAGTAATTAAGTCGAACCTTGGAACCAACTGCGTATTTCACAAAAATCACTTGAAAGATCTTTTTTCTAAATTAGTCAATGAAGTAAGAAAAGGAGAAAATCCAAAAATTTATCTTTTGAATGGCGACATGTCAGAAGAAGAAGTCGCTGGTCTTCTCAAGAATGAAAAAATAAAAGCTATGATTAGTTTTACACGTGGTGAAGGATATGGATTACCATTAATTGATGCTGCTGCATCTGGTTTGCCTATTATTGCCACCAATTGGTCTGGTCATCTAGATTTTTTGAATAGAGGTCACTTTAACAAAGTGTCTTATGATCTTATTGAAGTTCCTTCTTCTATTCAAGATGGCAAAATTTTTGTAAAAAATGCTAGATGGGCAAATCCTCATGAGATTGATGCTAAGAAAAGAATGAGAAGATTTTTTGAATCTCATGCTCGTCCAAAAGAATGGGCTATAGATTTGAAAGAAAAAGTTGTTAAAGACTTTTCTTTGAAAGCCATATTCAAAAAATACGACCTTGCCTTGAAGGAATTAATATGACTATTTTAGAGATAGTTTTTTTACTTTTATTGATAATTATCTTTACGATTTTTGCAATTACTGCTTTCTATTTGTTTCGATTTTCTATGATTATTTTGAAAGTTCAGGATTCTTTAGAGGAGTGCATTGAAAATCTAGAACAAAGACAGCAGGCTATTTCAAAAATCTTAGAAATACCTTTGTTTTTTGATTCGCCTGAAATTAGAAGGGTTTTGGAAGAAATAAAAGCGTCTAAAAATGAAATCATTAATGTTGCTCAAGTGCTTGGAAAAATAGAAGAAATAAAGGAAGAATAACTTGAAAGGCAAGAAAAAATACGCTAGCGACGGATTTAAGAGAAAGACGAACCAGTATTTTGGGCCAGAGCAGCACGACGCGATTGTTCTGTACTTAGGTACAGAAAGTGAAGAAAAGAAACAAAAAATTTATGTAGATTTGATCTATCCTACATTCAAAAATTTAGTAACCGGTTTAGTTCAGACATATGGGTTTACCGCAGGAGTTCAAAATCCAAATGATATGATTAACGATTGTATTAACTTTTTGTATGAAAAACTTCATAAATTTGACATAAATCATGGATCGAAAGCTTTTTCATATTTCAACGTAGTTGCCAGAAATTGGTTAATAAACACATCCAGAAAAAAGAAGAAGCATCTCTTTAAGCATGTTTCTATTGAAGATCATTCGTCTCTTTCTTTTGAAGAAAAAAATACTATCGCTAATTTGACATATGAATCTCCGGAAGATTTAATGCAAACTCGAGAAAAAAGAAATGAGATGATTAGCTTATTTAGAAAGATAGATGAAAAACTTCAAAAAGAAGAAGATAAAATTTGCATTAATGCGCTAATAGAAATTGTCAATACTCTTGATGATATTGATATTCTTCACAAGAAAGCAGTTTATCTTTACTTACGTGATATTACTAACATGAACACAAAACAAATCACTCAATCCATGGCAAGTATTAAGATAATCTATAAAAAAATGACATTGAATGGAGACTATCTTTGACAAACAATCATATTGAAAAGGTTTTAAATGATGCTAAAGCTTTAGAAAAGAAGCTCGATGACTTTGGAGATCTTTTAGAGTCCATTCAAAACATGTCAGAAAAAAGAAAATTCTTATGGAAAGAGATTTTTCATAATGCAATGCAAGATAGATCCGCTTCATTGATGATGTTTGAGCTAGCCTTTAAAACAATGGATTCTTCATCTGCGGTAGATCATGTCAACATTAGCCCTGTATTGACTCGATACTTAGACAAAATGTCAAAAGCAAACGACCAACTTATCAAGTTAGCCGAGCTAATAAAACCTCTTCAGGATGAATCAAGTGTAATAACGACTGATGATATCTTTAGCAAAATCTCGGGTAATTAAATGAATATCAATAACTACATTTTCGATGCTAACGAAAGAAGAAGAAACGATATTTCAAAACTCTCTTCTGAGAAAGTGATTAATCCTTTTTTCAAGGCAGTTGTGACACATGTGCTTACCGATGATTCTGCCATCAATGCAAGTGATTTTTATCAACTTTCAAAGCAAATTGAACCCTCCATTCAGGAGTTTAGAATTCCAAAGAACTCCATCATTGCAAGAATCATCGATCAAGGTGTAGATTCAATTGGTTCTGAGAGTAATACAAACTATGTCATAGCGTACCCGTTTTTTTCATCTCACTTTTGTCTTCCTGTAAAAGAAGGCGAAACAGCGTGGATTGTTTTTGACAGTGATGACAAAAACAAAGGATATTGGTTATCCAGGGTTGCAGGGGATGAATTTTCTGAGGATTTGAATTTTTCTCATTTTGATAGAAGTCAAGCAGTAATTCCTAATGTGAATGAAATCTCAACAACCCCAGGAACTTATGAAAAGTCGAGAGGATCTCCAAGAACATTTCAAGAATCACAATCGATCAATGCTCCAGAAGATGATTTTCCTAATATTTCTTTGAATCAAGATTTTGAAAATTATGAACAAATTTTCTCTAAAATCAATACCGACATTAATCAACTTGAGCCTGTTCCAAGATACAAGAAAAGACCAGGAGATCTTGTTTTACAAGGTTCCAATAACACACTTATTTCTTTAACGACTGATAGAGGGTGGTCATCTCTTTCGTCTTCAGTAGAAGAAAATCAGAGCAATGTAAATGAAAAAATCAATCCATTTAGTGGAACTATTGACATAGTTGCTGGTAGGTCTAGAAAAATATCAAGTGAAAATGAGAGAGGAATTAGAACAAATCCAAACACTTATCTAAATACAAGAGGGTATGAAGAAGTCTCAAAAGAAAATTATCAGGGACAAAAACTTCAAACCGAAGGAGATCCTGACTTTTTAGATGATGCTGCGAGAGTCTATGTAAGCAGTAAAATGAAGGTTGACGATTCTTTTGGACTAAGAAACATGACCCCAACAAATCCTGGGGAAATAGATCCTATTTTGCCTTCTTCTGAGGAGGAATCCTCAGCAATTGCAATAAAAGCCGATGAAATCAGAATTATTGCAAGAGAAGATTCATCAAACAATTTTAATGGATCAATCACGATATTAAAAGAAGGTGATCCTTCATCTAATGGTTGCGCAATTCAATTGCAACCAGACGGAACAATTTTAATTAGTGGAGATAGAATTTTTGTTGGAAGATCTTCAGCGAATGGAGGTCAAGACTCAGGAAGTTCTGACGCTCCTGGAAACTCACAGCCTTTCGTAAAATATCAGCAACTTGAGGAACTTCTGTCCAATATTATTTCTGATGTTAATCAATTTTGTGATACGCTTATAACTCATGTTACTCCTGGATTTGGAGCTCCATCTCCACAAATTACCAGCGCAGCCACACAGTTGAAAATTAAAATGCAGCAGAGAGAGCTGGAGATTCCAAGTATTAAATCAACAAGAATATTCGGGGAATAGTCAATGCCAGTTCAAGCACCAGGTAGAGAAATTCTTTCACAACAAATCAAAGAAGCACTTCTTCAAGTAAGAAATTCAGGACAAGATGAATCAGTCAATTCTGACGATTTAATCACACAGTTTTCTACGAGCCTTACTGATGCCATACACCTGTATGTTACGTCTATCATTGTAACCGTAAATACCACAGGAACTATTATTGGAACATCGCCATCAGGACCTGTTACAGGAACAGCAACATCAACAGGATCTTCATAATTTTGATGTCAAAATCTATGTTTTTGATATTTAGATTGTGAAGGGTTTTTATGGCAAAATACGATTTTAAATCTGTTGGTGAAGATCATCAAAAAAGAACCCAACAAAGATTACAAAGGGTTCAAGAGCCTCCTATTGGAATAAAAACTCCTTTAGAATTAGGCGATTCTAATGATGGCCTATTGAAAATGCATAGAAATCTTGATAAAACAATCGAGGACAATTTTAGAAATCTTCTTCTTACCAACTGGGGAGAAAGATTGATGGATTATCAATTCGGAGCCAATCTAAAAGAATTGACATTTGAATTAGGAAGCGAAGATTTTGATAATGAAGCCATTTCAAGAATATCACAGGCTGTTTCCAGATATTTGCCCTTTATTCAATTAAGAACATTCGAACCATTTTCTGAAATTGGTCAAGAAAACTCTTTGGCAAAAGTTGGTATTAGAATCACATATTCTATATCGCAAATTGATAACAAAGAAAGAAAGATAGACGTCATTCTTTACGCTGCAGGATAAACATGGCAAAAATAACTCCATCAAGAAACTATTTGTCAAAAGATTTCAATGATTTTAGAAGTGATCTTCTAAGATATGCAAGAACATTTTTTCCTGATAAAATTCAAGATTTTAGTGAAGCCAGCGTAGGTGGTCTATTTCTAGACATGGCTTCCGCTATTGGCGATAATCTTTCTTTTTATTTAGACCATCAGTTTAACGAACTTTCGTGGTCAAATGCTGTTGAAGTCTCTAACATTCAAAGGCACCTTGAAAACAATGGGGTAAAAATAACTGGAGATTCTCCTTCTCTTGTAAATTTGACATTTTTCTTAGAAGTGCCAGCAACAACCGTAAATGGAGAAAGAGTTCCAGATGAAAGATTTTTGCCTGTAATTCTAAAAAACACCAAACTTCGCTCTTCTAATGGCGTTAGTTTTTCAACTATTGAAGATTTGGATTTTTCCAGCGTTGATAGACTAGGGAATCTCCTTGCAAAAATACAGGTTTCAAGCATAGACAATGCAGGCTTACCTACTTCATTTATTATTTCTGCAAATGTAAGTGCTGTTTCTGGTGAAGTTATTGTAGAACAATTTTCTTTCAATTCAAGCTTTGTACCATTTAGAACAATTTCACTTTCAAATTCTAATGTCACCGAAGTAATATCAGTTATTGATTCTGATGGTAACACATGGTATGAAGTTGATTCACTAACTCAAGACACAGTTTTTGTAGGCGTAAAAAATCTAAATGAAGACAGGGATTTAGTGAACAGTAATATTCAAGTTGTCTCCTCGCCTCGAAGATTCCAGGTTGTTACCGATTTATTTAGCAGAAGTACCGAGCTGAGATTTGGTGGTGGTGAACCAAACATAACAGATGAAAACATTTTCCCCGATCCATCTAATTTGGCTCTTCCACTATTCGGAAAAGAAACAATTCCAAGATTTACTTTAGATCCAAACAGTCTTTTAAGGTCCAGAACCCTTGGTATATCACCCACATCAACCACTTTAACTATTACGTATCGGGCTGGTGGAGGACTAACTCACAATGTAAGTCAAGGTTCTATAAGAACAATTGAAGAACTTCTTGTAGAGTTTAGAAAAAATTCTTCATCTCCAATAGCGACCCTTGTTAGATCTTCCATCGATGTTATCAATGAACAACCCTCATCAGGAGGAGATATAGCACCCACTATCGATCAATTAAGAGTTCAAATTCCTGCGTCTAAGAATGCCCAACAAAGAATTGTTACAAAAGCTGACTTACTGGCAAGGGTTTATTCACTTCCTTCAAAGTTTGGAAGAGTTTTTAGAGCTGGTATTAGACAATCTAGTCAAAATCCGCTATCAACACTAATGTATATTGTCTCAAGAGATGAGAATGGAAAACTATCCATGTCTCCTGATCTTCTAAAACAAAACATTAAAAACTATCTAAATGAATTTAGGCTAATTTCAGATGCTATTGACATTCTTGATGCAAGAATAATAAACTACGTAATTCAAATAACAATTGTTCCTGATAGTAATGCAAACAAAAATGATGTAATTAGGCAGGTTATTTCTGCTACAAGAAATCTGCTTCGAACTGACAAGATTCAAATCGATCAACCTATTCAGATTTCAAATGTTTTTAGTGAAGTCATAAGAATTCCAGGGGTTTTATCGATAACCGACATCAGCATACAAGGAATTAATGGAACTTTTGATAATAGAGCATATTCTGATGTGTTTTTTGATGCCCCAAATAATACGATAAGGGGAATGGTAATTGGTCCTCCAGGTTCAATTTTTGAATTAAAATATCCAGAAACAGATATTATTGTAACAACGGTGTAAAATGATCATAGTTTCAACATCATCAACTGACACATACATCACAAATAAATTTGTTGATGGTATTTCCAAGACAACGGCAAATGTAGGAAGATCTGGCACTCTCGATTTGTTTAAATTGTTCAATCATCCTAGTGCACCAGCTCTTACGACTGAACTTTCAAGGATCTTGATTAAGTTTGACTATCGAAAATTGTCAGAGTTAGTAATTCAAAATAGAATTAATCTCAATGATATGGTTTCCATTTTAAAGTTAAAATCAATAATTGCAGGACAATCAATACCTCAAAATTTCACTGTCTCAGTTTTTCCATTAGCAAAACAATTTGATGAAGGAATAGGCAGAGACATAATATCTTTTTCGGACGTTGATCAAGCAAACTTTCTAAGTTCTTCTACTAACACTTCATGGAATTTGACCGGGTCATCTCTTTCTGGAACACTTGGTGATACAAATATTGACTATTACTATCAAGGTGATTTATTAGATGGAAATGGAATTCAAACTTTTGAGATAACTCAGTCATTTATTGATGGAGATGAAGATCTTGAAGTTAATATTTCAAAATTTGTTTCTGCTTCTATTGCAGGAAATCTAACAAATCACGGATTTAGAATTTCATTTTCATTCAATCAAGAAAGTGATCAAAACAATTATTTTGCAAAAAGATTCTCTTCTAGGCATGTGAAAAATTCATTTCAGCGTCCACGAATAGAAAATTACTTTAATGATTTTGAGAGGGATGATAGGGAACTTATCACGTTTAATTCAACAGGTTCACTATATCTTACAAATCAAATAGGCGGTGAAAGAACAAGGTTTATTTCTGGAAGTAGCCCAGTTCAAGGGGAAAACTGTCTTTTACTTACGATTTCTACAGGTTCGTTTGAAACCACATTTAATGTTTCAGAATCTTCATATAGACAAGGCACATATTTTGCAAATGTATTCGTTTCTTCATATGATAATTCTATTGTCACAGGTTCAATATCGCTTTCTCAAATAATTCAAGCCTCGAGTTCTGTCACATTTCATGAAAAATGGACATCTTTGGATCAAAGCGTTGTTTTTCAATCAAATGACTTGACAATTAATAGTTCAAGAGTTTCACAAGGAATTTTTGAAAATTTTGAGTTAAGTGTTTTTACTAGTGGGCCTGAAACTGGTTCAAAAGATTCTTTTGTATTGATTCGACCGAAGTTTTATGATTTAGTTTCTCAGGATCGTTCTTCAAAATTTGCTTTTGTCAAAAAACCAATACCTATAAAAGGAACGTATAGAATTGTTGATAATAATACTGGAGAAGTATACGTCGATTTTAACGACTTGAATCAAATGTCTTATGATTCAAACGGGAATTATTTTGAAATACATACCGATTCAATTCCTTATGGAAGGGTTGTAAATTTTGAGTATAAAATTAATTACCTTGGAAATGAAAGAATTCTGAAAGATAGAAACTATACGTTTAGACTAGGTGAATAATGCCTGTTTTTGACAAGCCAATTGGAACAAATTTATTAGAGTCTATTTCTTCTGGTCCAATTTTAAGAAAAAGAGAAATAGACTTCGACAATGTGTCTTTTGATGGATCTTCATTTCGATTTGATGCGCCAGGCTCTGCCTTAAAATCAACGCAACAGATTCCACTTGATTGGTCAAAATTCGAAAATCATACGTTCTTTAATTCGGCAGAAGTCAATGTCAATGTTGCCTTTGACACAATTATCAATGAATTTCCTTTTGATGGAACACCAAATGAAATTTATCAATTCCTTGACAAACTAACAGGATTTGAAAAATATGTCTATGATAGAATTCCAAAAAATATCGGTTCACTTCATTTTGATGGAACAAGTTTTGTTCAAGTGAATGATGTCCCAGGTGGATTTTTACAATCACTTTCTAAAAAAGTGGATGGAAAACCTGTATTAGACCCTGAGAGTAAATCTATTTCATTTCAGATGAAACTATTCATTCCAAATCAAAGTAATAATAACTCAGTAATCTTTCAAAGGCTATCAGGATCAGCAAACGGATATTCTCTCTTTCTTTCAGAATCATCTTCATCCTCAGCTGACCTTGTCTTTATTGTTTCCTCAGGTTCAGCGGCCCTTGAACTTACTCAAAGCATAGAAAAAGGAAAATGGTCCGATGTTTGTGT